CTTGGAATAAATACTGGGTCCCCGTCTTTAGAATAAAAATGTAATGCCTGTGCATTACGGGCTGTAATTCTTACTGGCTGACCCTTTTCCATTACCTCTGCTTTAAATATAAACTTGCTTCTTCTTGATCCATATTTATTTGGAGAGAATGTTTTTGATGGTCTAAACTCTGATGACAAAACAATTGATCCAGCCTTATATGTTCCATCAATTTTCCACAATCTTCCTAGAGGCTTCCCAGTTTGATTCCACTCGTACACATGGTGCAAAGCTTTTGGGCTAAGTCTAGCTTCTGAGTCTATAAACTTTCCAAGAGATACCTTGGCAATGGTTGTTATGGCTTGACCGATTTCTTTATCTATATCAAATGAGCGTGTAGCTGTTGCTATACCCTCAACATATGCCCCAACATTTCTCATGGCATCTAAAGCATTTGAATCTATTTTAAGAGAAGGCACCTTGAATGTCGCTCCTCTGTAATGTATTTTCGTATTCTAGTATCTGTCCAAAGCCGTCAAGTATCGGGGTAGATCCTACGATATTAAATATTGTAGGTGGACTATTAAGAACTTCTGCTTCTTCCCACAGAACATTACCTTGCAAATCTTTTATGTTGCTTATCTTAGCGTTTCTAGGAAGCTTATCAAGAGTCATAACCTTAATTATTTCTTCAATTAAGTATCTTGCGTCAACTGTTCTATCGTTTGATGGTGTTCTTACACCAGAAGATATAATTGATTTAGCTAAACATGGAACGGTTTCTGCGTAGATCCATTCTCTTTTTACCTGCCCAGTTGCGCTTTGAGCAATTTGTACACGATATACGTCCATAGTCATGGCGTATTTTGCTTCCACAGAATATGACCCAATCATTAGATCACCGCCATGTTTGTAGACTTAAACTCATCTAGGAGTTTGTCTGCGTAGAAGTTACCTGTCCCCCTGAAAGCTAGTTTAGAAAATTCCATATCTGTATCGCCATAAGATACGTTCTGTACAAATCTGGCTCTCCAAATATTATCTTTACCAAAATAGTCTTTCATCAACATGATCATTGCCTGTTGAACTTTTTCTGGCACAAACTTCCATCCGAATACACCAGTAATATCGTATCTATATCCGTTATAGAAATTACCACGAAGCGGATAAACAATATCCAGCTTGCCACCCTCATTGATGTCATCTCCAAGGGAAACGATTCTCAGCGAATGGTTTGTGTCTGTAATTTCTACTGGGAAATTAAAGCTATTTGTATTTGCTACGGTGTCAATTACTGTCTTGCCGTTTTCTTTAATTGCTGTGTAGGAAATAATTCTTTCCCCTAAATAAAGAACGTCGGCATCCTGCCCATAGGCTGTTATTGTCTTGGCATACTTGCCAAACTTTACGCCTGTATAGTTTTCTACCATAAAGCGAGCAAACTTCTCAGCTTGCTGCATCTCATGGAAATGAATGTAGTTTTGATCCCCTTCTTCACGCCCAGCATGAAGTCTGGTATAAGCCTCAGAAATGGAGAGATATGGAGTTACAACAGAGTAATAATTTGTAGCAGTCATTGGGTTGCCGTCAATTGCGTAGTTCCAAACAGCCTTTAGGCTCTTGTCTGTCATTACATAATTGTCTAGAACCCTAAAAGAATAGTGTCCTTCATCATTTATTTCAGGGTTTGCAAATCCACTGATGATTAGAACATCTGTGTCCCCGTCATAAATTGATACTGTCGGATTAGAATCCGCTAATCTTAATTCATCCTCTTCATATACATCAAGGTATATGTCTTGGGTGAGACCTGTGTATAACTCCATTAACTAATTAGGAGTAGAACTCCTGTACCTCCTTGGGAGTGGCAAGTCTGAAACCTTCCTGTGTGTCAAAAATCTCCTGTGCGTCCTTTTCGGACATTACAATAAATGGATTTTCTTTTGTAAATGTAAATTCATTTACATCGTATCTTGGATTCATTCTTTCCATCTTTACTAGAACCTGGCCACCCTTAAGTTCGGTTACTGGCTTTGATCCTGTTGTTTTTCTTGGCTCTAGCTCTGCTTCAGCCTTTTCTGCATTATTAAAACTAGAATACATATCGTAGCTTACGCCCTCTTCTGCGAGTAGGGCAACTAGGTCTGCCTTATTTTTGGCTGACTCGTGGTCTACCGCAAATGTTTCTGCGACCTTTCTAAGCTCTTCAAGCTTCATATTATTAAAAGACATTTATTCTCCTCTCAGTCTTTTCCTTCTAATTATAGCACCCATATGACTAAAGGGGAACCCTTTTTATGGGGTTCCCCTTTAGACTATTTAGTTTTTAAAGGTTGTTAGGCTGAAACTTTTACGTTCTTAACCACAACGAAAGCCTCTGGGTTTTCAATTGCACACCCTGTTCTTACGAACATTGTGTATTCAATTGTATCCTTCTTTGGCTTGAATTCACGGTAAACCTGGATTTCACGCTTGACACCAACAACAAAGTTGTTAGCAAATGTCAAGTGGACATCACCATGGTCACCTGTAGCACCTGAGTAGTCTCCGTCATAGGTCTCATCAATTAGAGGAACCTCAACGACTGGAATACCAAATGCGAATGGAGTTACTCCACCTGGAGCACCTGCTGGTCCGTTTGGATTTCCACGAAGAATTGAAGATGCAATGTCTTCTGGAGTTCCACCGTTACCGATAGATGTCAAGTTATAGAGATAATCCTGTACAAGGTTTGAACCTGTAAAGAAGCGTAGTTCATTACGACGCTGCTTGTACTTACGTGGCATAGCCTTGATTGCATTGTTGAATACTGCCTTGCTGATTGCTGCACCGCCTGCGTTGACAACGTTAGCTGATTCAAGTGCAAGTGCACGGAATCCCTTAAACGCTGACATTAGGCCTGTACCAGTTCCAACGCCGTTGATCAAAAGATCTTCGATGTCGTTACCAGCCTGAGTTGCCATAAGACGTGCAATGTGATCTTCGAGATCTGCACCTTCGATGTTATCTTCTAGTGCTTCGCTTGAAAGTTCCCAGTCAAGACGTAGTTTCTTTGTGGTAAGAGAAATCTTGGAGAATGTAACTGCTGCATTAGCACCTGTTTGGGTAGCTTCTGTAGCAACTGTCATCAATCTAGTACCAACACCTACCTTATCAATGTCGGCAGTGTTAGAACGCATACGAACTGTTCTGGCTGCACGGGCAAGGATTGTAGCATCAAACATGTAATCAATGAAACGGTTTGCCTGCTCTGCATTGAGAAGACCACCATTTGCTGATCCAACGTTAGTTGTGTCTACTACTTTTTGTAGAATATCGCTCATTTTTTTATTTTCACCTCCGTTATTTTTATAGATTTAGATGTTGCGGACGCTGAGGAAATGCCCGCCCCACTTAGTGTTTGTTTTTTGTATTGTTACATCTGACCCGTCCAGATCAGAAGACTTACGAATCGCAGTATCCTTCTCTACGCCGTCGATCCTCTTTTCGACGCCTGAGATAGTTGACTTAATGTTATTGACAACCTCTGCGAGTTCATTATATTTATTGGTTACTTCAGCAATTTTCTGATCAACCTGTGATGCAAGGCTTGATACTGCTTCTGCAGTAGCAGTCTTGCTAATTTCTGTTGAAATGAAGCTTTTCATTTCGTCAAACATTTTTGCAAAGTCAGTCTCTTCAACTTCAACTTCGGAAATGTCTGCGGCTTCCTCAACAGCAGCAGGAGCTTCTTCAGCTTCTGCTTTCGGTGCCTCTTCGGTTGCTGGTGCTTCTGGAGCATCAGCTGACTTGGCGAGGTCCGTTTCTGTGACTTCTTCAACTTGAGCAACTTGCTCAGTTGTAGTCTCTTCAACGGTAGTTGTTGTATCTTCTGCCACAGTAACACCTCCTTCTGTGTTTTGATTTTCTTCAACCTGCTTTGCGATTTCAGGTTGTACCTTAGACTGCTTGTATGCGTCAAGGATTCTTGAGATTTCTGCAGACTTATTTGTATCTGCTGTTTCTACCCAACCAATCATTTCTAGATTCTTGTTTGTAGTTGGTGATGTAAATTCTGATTCTGTAGACAAATAAACTTCATCTGTTTCCTTATCGTAAAAAACATTTTCTACTTGTACTTCTGTAGCGATTCCCTTAAATACAGTTCCGTCTACTGTCTTCTCAATAGAAACAATGTTTGAAAGTTGGTTTGCTGGATTGTCTACCAATGAAAGTTCTGTTAGATCATATTCTTTAATTACACGGATTGATTTTTCTAGTGTTGGATTATATTCGTCAACCGCCTTGGTAATGTTACCGCCGATTGAGAAACCTGATAGTGTGCCATCAAGAACTTTTTCCCAAGTATCTTGTGCACCCTTTGATACGTATGCATTTACGAAAACTCCGCTGTACTCTTTTCCTGTTGACTTGTCAAACAGTTTTTCCTTGCGGAACGATACCATCTTACCTACTGCAAGTGGCTGATGCATTTCACGAATATTCCCACGGAATCTTTCGAATGCTTTAGCAGAAGCGTCTGAAGAAACAATGTCTCCATGCTGATCAATATTGTCTAGTGTGGCGAAACCCGATACGATTCTTTTTTCTCTATCGACTTTTGCGATAGGCATCGATAGGCGGAGACTATCTCCGTCGGAATGCCAGTTTGCCTTTTTTATTTCCATAGCAACACTAATTTTATCAAGTATTTGTTAGTAATGCAAAATCAGGGCGCAACTCGACCATCACCTTGAGGATTTCTTGCTTCACCGTTAGAATCAGTAGCATTTGCGGTTCTTTCCTGATCTCTTCTACGGTTTCCTGTTCCCCTCGCAGTTTGGTCGGCGGCTTGCTGTCCTGTTAGGACAACTGGTTGATCGCCCCCTGGTATGCCAGGCATACCAAGTCTTGCACGAACTTCATTAGGCACAATGGTCTTCATTCGTAGGTAACGCTCATCAATCTTGGACTGTGTATCCTCGTCTGTGAGAGTAAGTTCATTAAATTTCAAAACAAAAGCATCCGTAAATTCTGCAATCAAACGGTTTAGCTTCTTCTCCAGGTTTCTTTGTGCTGGTCTAGCAACCTGCTCTTTAAATGTCTTGTC